AGGACTTGCCGTTGTCGACGTACACTGAAGCCTATTGGAAAATCGACCTGCATAACCTTTTGCATTTTTTGGCCTTGCGCCTGGACGCGCATGCCCAATTTGAGATCCGTCAGTATGCATATCAGATCGCTGATTTGGTCGCGGGTTGGGTGCCTCTAACTTTTGAAGCTTTTCAGGAGTACGTGCTTGAGGCCGTAACCTTTTCGAAGACGGAAATGGCATTCATTCGCGATGGCGGGGTGACGCTACCACGGCCTGAAATACTTGATGTGTTTATGTCTCCAGGTGAGCGAAACGAATTTTTGGGCAAATTGAAAGTGCAGCAAGGTCCGAACCTTTCGGATCCGGTCAAGGTACCCTCGCCACCTTTGGTGAACGGGTAGCTTGTCGAAACTGCTGTTATTTTAGTCGGAGGGCCGCTAAGTTGATTTCCGACACCGCAGTATTGGGGGGAGCTATCAGACCACGAGGGGACTCTGATGCGGTACTCGGATTTAGTTGTCGGCGAAGTCTACGTTGTCGAGGGTCGGGGCCCGATGCGGCTGGAAGGGAAGGAGCCGGAGCCCTGGTTGACCTTGCGTTTCCGGTCGCACGGGCCGGCGACTGCCAATTTGGAGCATTGGGCTACGCCCGAAGAGGTCGAGCGCTTGTGCCCGCCTGTCTGGCTGGTGCCGTTGCTGCCCCGCCAAGATGTACCTCAAGGCTTGCGGTGCCAGGACACCGATTGCTGGTGCGGTGGGGCGGCATCATGACACTGGCCGAAGAGCTGGTATCGCTGCTCCGGGAAAATCCTGAAGGTCTAACGTTTGGTCAAATGTTTACGCGGTTGGCCGGGAGTCATACGCGGGGTGCAGCCCAAGCCTGCTTGATTTGGCTCGAGACCTCAGGTTGGATTCAGGTGGACCGGGACGCGACCGTCGATCTCTACTACGCAGTCCCAGCTCGTAATTTGGCTTGGGCTGCCTTACGCTATTAGGGTGGGGTCATGAGCGAGATTGCAGACTGTCTGGAGAGCCATCGAGTGCGCGTATTTGGGCCCCAGGGGGAGTCGTTGCACCTGCGCGGTATGGACGTGATCCACGGCGAGTTACACCTGACGGTGTCGCCGCATGCGAGACAGGAGCCGCATTGGATTGTGTTGATCCAGGGGTCGGACGAGAGCACGATGGTCGTAGGACCAACCCTGGATACGGTTTTGAGTCGAGCCAAGCTGGTGCCTGGCAGTCAAGTGACCCTGTCGCGGGTTGTTGCAGTCTCCGAAGAGCAGGCCTTACAGCAATGGCGGTCGGCATCGGTGTTTTGCAGTTTAACCTGGCTTGGCGAATAGGAGGATGTGTATGAGTCGCGTTGCAAAACAACATGGCGGAAAGCGTGCTGGCGCTGGGCGTAAGCCCACCTTGGTTGATGCTCAGAAGCTGCTGGTACGTTTCGAAGCACGGCATTTGAGCGCATTGGACATTTATGCGCGGGATCATCAACTCACGACTCGCGCTGCTGCTATTCGGGGTTTGATTGAAGAATTGCTGTTGCCTGGCAAATAGTCGAGTATCTCTCGCGCAGGATTTCGCGTCTCCTGCACTTTTCGTTTGCGCTTTTTGCAGGAGACGTTCGACGTCTCCAGGAGCCCGTATATGCTTATCGTGATCGAAGGCCCGGACGGCTGTGGCAAGTCATCAGTGGCCGCAGAACTCGGCCGGCGTTTGAACGCTGTGGTACTGCATTTTCCAGCGGACAACACAGTGACCGGGCCGATGCTTCGCTCGTATTTGCGACGTCAGTGGTGGGTCGACGGCAAGCGGTCGGCACTTGAGCTGTTTCCCAATGAACACCGAGAAACACCCTTTGCTATGCACAGTGCTCTTGCGTTTCAAGCTCTGCATCTTGCGAATCGGATGGAGCATTGGCAGCTGTTGAATGCTGCCAGTCAGCTAGACATAGCGGGCCCACGAGTGATTGCCGTGCGGTATTGGCAATCAGGTTGGGTCTATGGCGGCCTGGATGGTCTCAGTCATACTTTTTTGCGAGACATTGCCAAGGGCACACCGGCTGCGCATCTGAATCTGCTGCTCGATATTTCGGCTGATGAGGCGATGCGCCGACGGAGAGAGCGTGATGCCATGCTACTACCGGAGCGGTACGAAGCATGTCGTGACAATCAGTTGCGTATCGTGGATGCTTATCGACAGCTGTGGGCGTTGGAAGCCGGGCCGCGCTGGTCCACTATTGACGCTCACGAGCCTCTGCAGGCAGTGTGTGAGACCGCTTACTTGCGTGTCGTAAACGCAAGTCCCCTCTAGGAGAAGCCCCTATGGCTGGTAGATCGAAATCGGCAGACGCATTGCCCAAGATCCATCCCGTTGCGCTGCTGATGCCCGAAATGACGGACCTGCAGTATTTGGCGCTGAAAGAAGACATCAAGCTGCGAGGCCTACGCACGCCGATACTGTTGGCGCCCGATGGTCGTATCGTTGACGGCCGGCATCGGTTTCGCGCGTGCCAGGAATTGGGCATTGAGCCGAATTATGTGCGGGCGAAGTACAAGAGCGATGCTGAGTTGGCGAGAGAGGTCGTCAGCCTTAACCTGAAGCGACGGCATCTGACGCAGAGTCAGGAATCCTGGGTGGCAGCACAGCTTATCCCGCTGTTTGAGGAGGAAGCTCGAGCCCGGCGAGAGCAGGGACAAACGAAGGGCCGGGCGAAAAACTCGAAGAAAAGTGTCGAGCGCAATATTGCGCTCGACCAATCCGAGGGCGCAGACGCTGCCGAGGCCACCTCGACGGAGCTGAAAGACAGCGCTCGGAAGGCCGCTAGCGACGCGGCCACAATGGTCGGGGTCTCAACCCGGATGGTCGAGTACGCGAAGCGCGTGCAGGCCTCCGGGACCGAAGACGTGCAACGAGCGGTCAGCCGGGGGCTACTGCCAGTGCAGCAAGGCGCCAGACTAGCCAAAGAGTCGCCGAGCAAGCAGGACAAAGTCTGGAAAGCTATCGAGCGCGGGGAGGCGAAAAACGTTAGAGATGGCCTACGCAAGCTGACGTTTGCTGAGCAGCTCGAGCAGATCAAGCAAGCTCCCCCGGTGGTCGGCATATCGGATGTGCTGGTGGTCGATCCGGCGTGGACTTTTGCCAAGACCCGGGAGGATGACCCGACACAACGCGGACGAACGCCATACCCCACGATGACCGAGGAGGAGATCAAGAGCATCAAGCTGCCCATCGGCAAAAATGCAATCGTGTGGCTGTGGACGACCAATGCTCATCTGCTGAGCGGCGAGGCATTGCGCGTGCTTGAGCACTGGGGGCTAAAGGTCAAAGGCCTATTGACGTGGGCGAAGCCGCGCATGGGCGTGGGCGATTGGCTGAGAGGGCAGACCGAGCATTGTTTGCTGGCGGTGAAAGGCAGCCCGGCGTTTCACGAGCCGGTGCCTAGTACATTGCTGACGGCTGAGTTGGGCAAGCATTCGGAAAAGCCTGATGCGTTTTATGAGTTGGTCGAACGGTATTGCGTGGGCACCAAAGGCGAGCTGTTTGCGCGCAAGCCCCGGGAAGGGTGGCAGCAACATGGTGTGGAGCTAGGGTCTATACCTGCGAATCCCACGACGAAGGCCTCCGCCAAGGCGGCACCCGGGGAGCTGACAGCCGAAGACGCAATTTCGGTGGCCATCGCAGCGGCCAAGGCAAAAGCGAAAGCGGCGAGAGTGCCCAAGGTACCAGTGCCCGTTATCCCGCCCCAGCCGGCAGGAATGATGCCCCCCATCGTGCCGAACGCTTAGGTGACCTTCATGTGGACAATGGACCCGCCAGCATCAACGCCGATTTCGCTTGAACCAATTGAGACTGAAGAGCAAGCCCGCAATTACGTGCTCGAGCTGACAACGGCCACGGAGCAGTTACGCTTCGCTTGCGATGTGGCTGTGTCTGTGAAGGTACAGCGCACAGCATTTCTCAGGTGGCTTGTCGCTCGGGGTGACTGTATTGGCGCTCTGCGTACGCTCAAGCGCGTACGACTGCTGAGTGACTCGGCATACACCGAATTACGAGCCCGCGTGTCGCAGACGCAAGTGCCCACCGTGCAGCAAGGGGTACTGCCCTTTCTTGAGTGACCGAGGTCGACGTGCATCCTCTGCGCAAGATTTGGCTGCATGCTTCCATGCAAGCATTGGCGATCCATCTGATTGCTACGGGTGTCTTTTTTTTGGCCTATTTTTGGATCTGCGATTGGGCGGTGAACGATGCGAAATGCCAATTTGGATTGTTTTTGTTCAACCTGTTTTTCCAAATTTGGGCCTTGCCGAAAACAGTTAGGTACATGCACATTGAATATCAGCGAGAAGCGAGTCGTTTGCTGAGTCGTTCCCGCGACAAGTAACAGCCCTGGACAAAAAATAAGGTCGCGGGTCTCCTACGCGGGCAGGAGAGCGACCGTATGTTCGATCAGCCGAGCAGTATGTTTGAAGCGGTTTCCGTTTTGGAATCCGCGAAGCTCAATTTGCCCATAGACGTCGTGCGTGAGATTACGCGCATGACACTTGCGTCCCAGGACACGAAGAGCTTGGACACGATGACTGCTATGCTTGAGCAGTCGTGCGGTGCTTTCGCTCTTGAGATACTCACGGGCCCGCCGGAGAAGCCATACAACGGGCGCTTTCTCATTGGTCCGCATCACGAAGAATGGGATGCGCTGGTGCGCGGCCATAGACGCATTTGCGCATTGGCCCCCCGTGACCACGGGAAAACGTACTACTTCGACTTTGCGTATCCGCTGTGGAAGGCGGCGACGATGCGCAACGGTATCGGGTACATCTTTTCAGCGACGCAGGATCAAGCGATTCGTATTCTCGGCGATATCAAGGCCGAAATTGAGAACAATCCGAAGCTGCAACACCTGCTGCCCGACATGACAATCAACAAGGGGCGCAAGTGGTCTAGTACAGCTATTCAATTGTCGAACGGTCATCGCATCTACGCACGTGGTTTCGGCACCAAGGTTCGCGGCGCTCACCCGCATTGGATTGTTGTTGACGATGCGCTCAACGACGAGACGGCGTACAGTGAGGTCGTTCGAAAAAAACAGATCGATTACTTCTACACGGCCATCAGCAACATGATTGTGCCCGGTGGCCAGATCATCGTTGTTGGTACGCCTTTTCACCAAGCGGACCTGTACGCAGATCTCAGCAAGAATCCGGAGTACCTTTTTCGGCGCTACCAAGCGTTGCACGGGAAACTTGAGCGTCCGCTATGGCCGGCGCGCTATTCGAAAGCGAGGCTCGAGCAGAAACGGCGAGAGATAGGTACGGTCCGCTTCACGCGGGAATTCCAATGCGAGCCGGTAGCGGACGACATGAGCTTGTTTCCGCTGCATCTGTTCCAGGGCGACCCCACCGAGCAAATGGCGTTGCGTTTGGGCATGCCCTACGCGTTTTGGGAGAAGGCCGGTATCGTTCCGTACATGGGCGTCGATTTCGCAATGTCGTCCTCAGCACAAGCCGATTACATGGTCATTTGGGTGATGGGGCTCGACAAGTTTGGCAACCGATGGATCATCGACGTCAAGCGAGGCAAGGGGCTCAGCTACGGCCGGCAGCTGTCATTGATCAACAGCTTGGGACGCAAGTACCAACCGGCTTTGATATTCCTTGAGGCGAATCAAATGCAGCGCATTTTTGGCGATGAGCTGATTCGCAAAACGGACCTACCGATTCGCAAATTCGTCACGACGGCGGCAAAGCATTTGCTCGACAAGGGCGTGCCCAGTTTGCGCGTGCTGCTTGAGAATGGGAAATTCCGTATCCCGCGCGGCGACGCCAAGTCCGTTGACATGATGGACACGTGGATCAACGAGATGCGAGCGCTGACGTGGGTCGATGGTCAGATCAAGAGTGTTGGTACGCATGACGATACCGCGATGGCTTGTTGGATCTGCGACCAAGCGATCAAGATGGGCGGCTTCTCATTTGACTTCGGTGACGACGTGGCGGCCGAAGACTTGGACAAGATGCTTGCACGCGAAAATGCAGACGCCGAAGAGAACAGCACCGAAGACCAAGACCTGTCAGAAGAAGCTGAAGCGGAGATCGAAGAGCTGAATCAAGAGATCCGGGATGCATTGGGCATCACCGATGATGCACCCAAAGCAGCCGGCAATCTCGTTGATGACTTCGACGATGTTGGTGGCGGTGCCATGGGCATTCGCGGGGCGCCAGCCCCGGACATTCTACATGCATTCTGTTAGGCATAAGCACGAGTGCTGCAGCATGCCGGTGGCTCAGGGGTCGCTCTCTTTGCCTGAATGGCTGCAGCACTCACTCATGAGGGGATTCTGATGGCCTCAACCGAAAAGATGGAAAAGAGTACAGCGCTGGCGGTGACGCCACGTTTCGTGATCAACCCGTGGCCAGGCCAAGTGCCGAATCGCGAACGCATCGCAGAGTTGAAGCTAGCGCATGAGGCATTCAAGCCACCACCGAAATTTTCGGTTGCTCGATTGCTGCAGCACGATGGCTCTTATCTGACGCCGGCAAACGTTGTCGATGGTATTGGCTTGTCCCCTGCGCAGCAAAAAGAATGGGTTGAGCATTTGGGCAAAGCGGTGCGCGGCACCAACGAGTTGACCTATCGACAAGATATTTTGAGCAAGATGCTTTACGACCGCATGGACGGAGCGACTCGACAAGCGCTGTTTCAGCGGTCTATGCAATTCTATAGGGACTTGCGCAAAAGTGTCATCGAAGTGTCGACGCCTGATGAGCTACGCAAAAGCGAAGACACAACGTCACCTCGGTGGCTAACGAAAGCAGTTATGCGCCGAGTGGGTCGAGCGAAAAATGGGTTGCCCTTGTCGGCGCTGCAAGATCTCGTAAAGAGTCATGGTGTAGCGTCGATTGCAGCGGTGCTCGATGATGCTTGCGGACACAGGGGTGGCCTAACTTTTCGTGATGGCGTATTGATCTCCAAACAACGAGGTGTCGACAATGCGTGATGGGCTGAAGCAGCTTGGAGACTTTTTGGAAAAGGCAGAAGGCGGCACACAAGCGAAGCAAAAAGCCACGCAGCAACAAGCAGCGGCGGGCCATTCGCAATATACTTACGACCAACCGAACCAAGGCGGCGAAGTCATAGGTCAGACGACTACGGGACAGCCTCTTCAGGCTGTTCATCAAGGTCCGCATTCGGTGCAAAACTGGGGCGATGTGCTGGTTGTGCGCACGATACCCGGGCATGAACAAGAGGCGCCCAAGCATCTTGAGCACGCGGGCAAGCATTGGGTCCGCGCGGGATTCAATCCTGACGACCAAACCATCGGGTATCATGAATATCAGCCGGCGCGACACTTGATGGACCCTTCGTTGGATTTCGCTCGAGAGTCGGTGCCGGTTGACGCAAAGGGTGTTGCCGGCGGGCTTTATCACGTGGCCGGTGCGCCCCAGTCAGCAGGTGGCGAGTTGCCCGATGAGATAAACGACCCGCATCACGGCAAGCTTACGGTGCGCGGACACAATCCCGACTCGGGCATGACCGTTTATCACAAAGGCGTGCATCACCCGGGTTGGTCGAAGCAGCAGCCGGCGGCGAAAGATCAAGCAGAGCGGCAGCAACAATCGACCCACGCCGCTGGACCCAACAAGCCGCCTCAAGGTATAGGACCTAACGTCTCGGACCCGGCCAAGGCGCCTCCTCCGCCTCCGCCGAAACCTACGCCGCCGACTCCGCAGGCGCAGCAGCCCGGTGCTGTCCCTGCGGGCGGTGGTCAGCCGCCGAGACCTGGAGCAACGCCCCAACGACCCCTCGTGGGTGGGGCCTCACCGGGGATGCTTACCCCCCCTGCTAGTCCTGGTGGGGCCTCACCCGCGCAAGGCGGTCAGGGTCTGATGATGAGCGGCCCTCCAACAGCGTGGATGGCCCATGGCCAAACGGGTGCCTCGGCTAAGCCCGGGGCACCCACGGCTTCACAGGGACCACAAGCCGGGCCGCCGTCGCAAACTCCAGCGGGAACACCACCTCCACCGATGCGCCAAACAGGCCCAGCAACGCCACAGGCGCCTGCTCAGGCCGCGCCAGGGGCAGCACCTAGGCCTCCGGTGGCGGGAAGCCCTGCGGCGCGTCCTGCGAAGCCTGCTGAGGTAGGCCGCAAGCCCTTCGGCAAGTCATTGGGGCTCGAGGCTCTTGGCGATTGGATGCAGAAGGCCAAGTACATCAAGCGTGAGGGGACACCCGGAAATTACCGGTACACGTATGCGAAGGAAGGCGCACAAGCGACAGCTTCATCAGGTCAAGAATCTGAGAAACGGCCAATGGTCGCGCAAGTGCCAGTTAAGCCGGGCCCCATGACTGCGGACGAGCCCAAGATCGATTGGGAAGCACGGGCGGATTACCATGCACGTGAAATTCAGGCGATTAAGAAGCGACTGCGAGAACGACATGGTATCGTAACGAATCGTTATCTGGGCTTGGGGGCTGAAGCCGCGAATAAATTACGAGCGCAGTTGGAACAGCATCGTGTCGCGTGGGAGGCTGCTCGGAATCAAAAGCATCCTGATCGACAGGAGCTTGAAAACCGGGTTGCTGCGCTCAAGAAATCGGACAAGATGCACGGCGGGCTTGCTGACAAAAAGAGTCCGAAAGACTTCGACCGAACAGCGCTGGCCGAAGGTCAGCAGGTTGAGATGGAGCACACCGATAATGCAGCGGTGGCGCGCGAAATCGCGATGGACCATTTGACTGAAGACCCGAACTACTACAAGAAATTGGCGCGCATGGAGGCGGGAGACTCGGAGAAGTCGTTGCGCAAGTCCGACGTGGACGCCACGATTGAATCGTTTTTCCAGCGCAACCCGCACCCGGATGATTCGGACGTGCACGCACTCGCTGAACGTCTGGGCATGAACCCGCATCAGCTCGAGACACGCATTTATGCATTGATGGGCAAACGCTTGTCCAAATGCGGAATGACAAAGGGTGAATTGACGCCGGGGAAAGCCCGGCAAATACTGCACGACAAAGAAGTCCACGGTCACCCCCTCACCGAACAGCAACGCAAATACTTTGGCGCAGTAGCCTCGGGCTCTGCCCGCAAGAGCATGGAGAACGGAACCATGAGCACAGGTTTGGAAGCCTTGAGCAGCTACCTACGCAAGAGCGCAGAAGACCCGATGCCTGATGACAAATGCAAGCTGGGCTACAACAAATCAAAAGAGCTTGGGGGTAGCGCGGACGGCGGTGAGCTTGCCGGCAAGACGCGTGACTTTGCCGGTGACCGCGTGGGCGATGCGAAGGGCGGTTCCGGGGGTAAAGACGGCACTGCCGGCATCGGCGCCTCAAGCCCGGCGAAGTCCGTGCGCATGGGCGTCGGAGCAGGCACGCCAGAAGACGTCGGCGGCAATCCGTCGGTGCCCGAAGAAGAACTCAACGATGAAGAGCGAGCACCTGACAAGCAAATGACGGACGGCAAAACTGCGTTGGAGGAGGAAGTCCGTCAAAAGAGTCTGACGCCGGCAGCGCAGCGGGAGATGGTCGCCTATCAGCACGCGCGCAAGGTCAGTGACCTCACGAAGAGCCGAGACGTGCGCGTCGGCGTGCCCGACCATCCCTACTTGATGAGCAGCTTGGGCGATGTCGACAGTGCGACTGAGAGCCTGCTCAAGTCAGAGTACTCGGGCCCCGCGCCGTCGTTGACGCCGCCGGGAACCATTCTGCGCACGCACGTCATGTGCAAGTCCGACGCTTGCGGTACGCAGTACCCTGCGATTTTCACCTGCTGCCCTCAATGCGGTCAGGGGCAAACCGTGAATCGGCTGTTGCCTCAAGCGGGCTATGTCGGCGGTGCCACAGCAATGCGCCTTGAGAAGTCCGCTTGTGATCCGATTCTCAAGCCAATACCCGTTGAAGGCGATCTGCTGGTAGGCGCGCCGGAGAACCCGGTTGTGTTCCGTCAACGCCGGTAAACGACACTGCCTGAATAGACCACCGAAAGAGGGTGCCCGTGAGCTGGCAAAATCGACTGAGGAATATCGGCCGTGGTTTGGCTGGGCTCACCGCTGATTCGCTACATGAGTTTGCGGTGGGCTCGGACGATGATTGGGCAAAGGCTGGCATCGTTGCCGAGAATGATGCTGAAGACGGCCAAGAGACCGCTCCAGGCGGACATTCCCCGGATTCGGCCGAAGGCGAGCCGATGCCTGATGAGCCGACGGCACAAGACCCTAAGACTCTGTTTTGGGATCCGTTCGCTATCATCGAGCAGCTGGGCTACAAAGAGCGGCCCTCGGCAATTACGTATGGCACGCTCAAAGCGATGGTCTATCGCACGCCTATTATTCAAGCCATCATTCAGACGCGCATTCAGCAAATGGCGGCGTTTACGCGGGTCAGTCGTGATCGGTATGACCTAGGCTTCAAGGTGCGCGTGCGCGATGCCAACAAAGAGCCCACGCCTGCAGAACGAAAGTGGATTGCTCAAGCGGAGACGATGATCTTGCGCACGGGGATCACGGACAATCCTCGAGGACGTAACGGTTTTGAACAGTTTCTCCGCAAATTTATGTGGGATTCGCTCGTTTACGATCAGGCTTGCATGGAGATCGTGCCTGATCGATTGGGACGGCCTACCGAGTTCTACGCCGTTGACGCAAGCACTATGAGGCTGGCCGACACAGCCAGCACGTACTTGAACGAAGACGAAAAGACTGCGGTTCGTACCGTGCAAATTTACGACGGTATGATTATTTCCGAGTACAACCAAGAAGAACTCTGCTTTGGCGTGCGCAACCCGCGAACGGATATCCGGCTGTTTGGCTACGGTGTTTCCGAGCTGGAAATGATGATGGTGGTCATAACCGCTATCTTGTTCGGGTGGGATTACAACCAAAAAGCGTTCTCGCAAGGCTCGAGCACCAAAGGCATTCTGAATTTCAAGGGCGCTATCCCTGAAAAGCAACTGAAGGCATTCCGTCGCCACTGGTATCAAATGATTTCGGGCGTGGAGAACTCGTGGCGTACGCCAATCACGAATGCTGAAGACCTCCAATGGATCGCGATGCAAAACAGCAATCGCGATATGGAGTACAACGCTTGGTTTGACTTCTTAATCAAGATTGCCTGCGCGATGTTCACGATCGACCCTGTGGAGATCAACTTCAAGTACGGCAACACGGGGCAACGTGGCGGACTCACCGAGGCAAGCAATCAAGAGAAGATCACCGAAAGCAAAGAACGAGGTCTGCGCCCGTTGCTGCGGTTCATGGAAAATTGCCTCAATCAATGGGTGATTTGGCCCATCAACGAGAACTTCGAGTTCACGTTCGTGGGAATGGACGCGAAGACCCGGTCAGAAGTTGCCGACCTGAATGCGAAGCTGGTTAAGACGATTCGCACCGTCGACGAACTACGCGCAGAAGACGATTTGCCGCCGTTGCCCAACGGGAAGGGTGAATGCATCCTCGATCCGACGTGGCTGCAATTCGCGCAAGCAAAGGACCAAGCGGGGCAACCTGGCCAACCGGGCATGGCGCCCGGCAGTGAGATGGGCGAAGGCGGAGCGGCGCCCGGGGGTGCGGGCGATGGCAACAATGAGCCGGTCGATTTTCAAAAGCTGTTGAGTCAATACGGTGCCGCTGATGACTCCACAGCGGTTAAGAGTCTACAGCCCGCCGGCCGTGGTCGCGTGCGGTTGGCCGTACAAGTCTGAAAGGGATAAGCATGCGGTTGAAGCATACGGTACAGATTCAGCTGTCACAGGACACGGAACAACGGCGCAAGCTCTACTCGGACGATGTTGCTTCCGTGGCCCAGACCGATACGACGGGGTACGCGCGACAGGCGAACTCGATGTTGAACATTGAGCCCTCGGGCATTGAGACTCTGAGCTTTGGTGACGTCACTTTGGTGCGAGGCCTATACCTCGAGGTCGATAAGGAAGCCCGCGTGCGACTCAATGGCGCTACGGACCCTCTGCAGATGCGTATTGCTGCTGATGCTGCCGTCGCTAAGCTATTCCTCGAATGCGAGATCACGGAAGTGACCGTTGAGAATCCGGCTGAGGATTCGCTGACTGGCGTTTACGTCGTGTGGGGCGACCCGACGGTTTGATTGCGAGGCTCCGATGCGTTTGAGCGTGGAAGCAACCCCGAGCGAGTTGGAATCCCGAGGCGATGAGCTGCTGCGAGCGCTCATGGACACGGTCAGCCCCTTGGCGCCGGAGTTGGCGGCGAAGCTCGAAAAGGCATTGCCGCCGAAGACGCCGGCCCTGAAGTACAAGGTGTTGCGGGAGATCCACGCGCGGACGCAGGAGGCCTACCGTAAGACGCTGACGCAAATGACGGAGGCCATTGGCCGCGTGCTGACACAAGCCGGTCAGGAGCCCGCATTCACCAAGTCGGAGCGCTGGGTTGCTTGCGACCTCGAGAAAGCCGAATTGGATTGGCGCGACGCCTTGGACGCCGACTGGTTCGAGAAGGCAGCGGGTCACAAGTACCTGCGTCGATGGCGCGGCCCTGATGGCAAGTACAGGTACGAATACAACGAATTGGCCATTGGTACCTTGCGCACGTACCAAGTCGGCGACAAGGTAGCGTTGAAGCAGCATGGCCAAGCCGGGCATTTCGAAGTGCTCGCTACGCGTGCGGCCATCGACGGCACTCGTCAGCTGCAGGTCAAGCATGATGAGACCGGGCATACAGCTTGGGTGTCGGAACCCGTGCTCGCTGAGCTGTTCCGGCAAGAGCACGAGGTGGCGAGACACGCTCGAGCGGCTCATCACAAATTGGATGCAGCGATTCGGGGCTATGACCCCGAGAAAGGCCCTGCGGTTCGTACAGCTCAGCCTACTGAGGCTTGGTCCAAGGTGCTGCAAAAGCGGCAGAATGAGCTTGCCCGGCTCTTCGATCCCGATAACCATTATCACGGGATGATCACGTACGCGGCGCAACAAGAGCTGCATGGCTGGTATGCTAACGAGATCAAGGCCGGCATTGATGATATGAAGGCGCTCATCGACGAGCACAATATGATGCGCGAAGCGAAGATTGCTGCCGGCTTTGCGCCGTCCAGTCAGGAAGTCTATGAGATCCGAAAAGACTGGCACTCGAAGCATAAAGATGACCTAGACCGCGTATCTCGCTCGCTGAAGTCATTCCTCGACGAGCTAGCATGGTCTCTGAGTGGCCATGTTATGGAGCAAGAGGGTCCAAATAAGCACCGTGACGCTGACGTGTCTAAGGCGCATCAGGATGCATGGGACGCACTTCAGGAATACCGTAAGTTGGCGTATTCAGCGAAGACCGTTTTCGACAATATGTCAGCTGAATTGGATGGTGATAAGTGGTCGCGCACCGCGAAGGGTAAAGTCACTAAGGCGTTCAAGGCGTTGGAAAAAGCGACGTATTACGGATCCGTCGCTAAAGCAGTCACTCAAGAATACACGAAGCGTTTGTTGGGTGCGCGGGATAACCCGGTGACTGCAAAGCACACTGCGAAAGGCGTGCAGTATTTTTTGCAGCAAACGCACGCGACAACCGACAAGCTCACGCGTACGAATCGCGCGTTGCAAAGTTTAGAATCAGCGGTGGACCAAGTCCGTCGCGTATTCCCGACCGCCGTGCGTGATCTGAAGGTCTGGGTTGATTTCACACCAGCGGAATCACGAACCAAGCATCGGACCGAAGGTCATGGTGAATTCTACGCGGAAGGCACCTATATGCCTTATGAGACCGGGCTGTTTTCACGTCCTGGTCGGGAGCGAGAGTCGGCGGGCAAGGGCGAGATCACGATGTACATTAACGGTCTGCGTGATCGCATACCGTCTGCTACGATGGTGCATGAGCTGGGGCATCGGTTCTACTACCAGTCTATGACGCCTGGGGAACGCGATGAATGGCGGGCACTAGTCAAAGAACGTACCACGACTGTATCCAAAGAAGATGCTGATGCATTGTGGGGAACGCTTGAGCACAACAACGCTCTCATCACTGCATCGGATGGTGCATCATTTGACCGCGCGAAATTGCTTGAATGGCTAAGCGGTCAAGGTCCACTCGGTCGCACGGTTTCAGGGGTCATTCAGCAGTCGTATATTCTTGCCGATAATCGAATCATTCGTTCGGAATACGTGCGTGATGTACTCAACGAGATAGGTGGCCATTCCATCGTTGACCCATACGTCACGCTGTACGGTGGTTCGAACGAATCTGAGTACTTCGCCGAAGCGTTCATGCACTATGTGCAGGGCGGGCCTCGTAACTTACCCGAATGGACGAGGGCTATTTTCGAACGGTTGACGAGCCGGCATAAGCTCAAGAAGTCCGACGACGAGGAATCAGACTTGGTGAAGGCGGGTGGACCCTACGTTGGGCCCCGTGGGGGCAAGTGGGCCGACCCCGAGCACACGATTGCGTGGCAGGAAAGTGGAGGCCATGCGGCGCCCAAAGGCGAGGAGCCGACTCCAGCCCAAATTGGGGAAGGCCACACCTTTGAGCTGAAGGTTCATTCAAAGATTGCGGGGCGAGACGACTCGAAAGACACTTGGCGGGTGGTTGCTGAGGAGGGCGACAATGTGAAGCTCTCAAGGCACGAGGGTTCCGAATACGGCCCGTGGATGCCGAGGGCGAGTGTCAAACACTTCCAAAATGACCTGCAAGGGAAGGTGGAGGCACCCCCGAGCGGCAACCCTGACGTGGATGCCGTGACCTCGGGCAAGGCCGAGTTTCTGGGCAAGGGTGATGATGGGTTGGCATTCAAGGTGGGCGACAAGATTGTGAAGGTGAGCACGACCGTCCCCTTTCAACCCGAGAACCCGGGGCATCGCAGTCCCGAACAAGCTGCGGCGATGCTCAAGCATCAAGTCGAGGTAGGTAACAAGCTTGCGGACCTGGGCGTGCCTGGAGTTCAGCGTTCAGAGTTCGTCCAACATGGTGATAAAGGATTCCAGATCAAGCCCTGGGTGGAAATCCCTGAAAAGTTCACGCGCGAGCAGTTAACCGCGATTCAGGATTCCCTGATTGCTATGCACAAGGCCGGCTACAGCTTGAACGATGCAGTGCAAGTTGGATTGGCTGCCGATGGCAAGCCCGTCCTGTTCGACGTGGGTAAGGCGGCTCCCTCGGAGGGTTCCGGCTGGAATTCGACCATAGATCAGGACTTCGATCGCCTGAAAATGTTGTATCAGGCTAGCGGCGAGACGTTTGTACGCCGTGACTTCTCCGAAGGGCAACGAGCGTGGGAACGGTATCAGCAACAGGCTGCGAAGTTCGCGCAAAGCGAGTCCCCCAACTTCGGGCATAACGTGCTCATGCGGGCAACGACGAAGCTTGTGGCCGAAGCAAAAGATGCGCTCAAGGGCAAGGAGCTGAAGGACCGGCTAGCCAAGATTCAAGAACAGTACGAGGATGAGCTGGCCATGCTCGGCGGGCCCGAGAAGCTGAGCGAGTTAGAACGGTCACGCATGCTCAAGCCTGAATCGTTCGAGGCACCGGTTGAAGACAAACAGCAAGGCGACCAGTCGCCCGCGCCAATGCGAAATAAGACGCGGACTCCGGTGAGCGCTCGCAAGAGTGATTAGCCCAGTCGACGCCATATAACGGCGAGTTCATGAACTGATTTCTAAGCTGCAATAATTCTTGTGTTGCCTTGTGTATTTGTCGCTTGACTAGCCGACGTTGTTGACCCGGGGTTTTGCGTTTTCGTACGTGTGACATTTGCGACCCTCATTGGCGAAGCCTGGAATCCGTATCTGCCTTATCCCTGGAGTATGCACAGATCTGCGGGCATGATGCTACGCAACGGGAGCGATCCGATGCTATTGACCGATGCGCAGCTGCACGAGATTCGACAAATTATCGAAGACCACCACGCAGCTTTTGTCGTGAATCACATTTCCCCCGAAGCTGTGGATGCTGTCGTGCTCGAGCGCCTGAAGGCGTTGGGTCTCGTCGACGTACAATTCCAAGCCATTGAGGACTCGTACTTGTTTGGACGAGTGCTGGCGGCGATGGAAGATCCCAAAGTCGCGAACATGAGCTATGGGCAATTTCGCGATTACCTGAGCAAGAACCCATTGCCCTTGAGCGCTGTCGAACGACGGTCGATGCAGGTGGCCCAGCACACCGCTGCGCAGTACGCGGTGGGGCTCGGCAGGCGCGTCGATATGGACACCGGGGCAACACTGCTCGGGGAAGATCAAGCACTCGCAAACGAAATGCGAGACAAGGTGCGGACGGCGACCGCTGAGGCGGTGGCGCGTCGTGAGTCGGCGGCGAAGCTCAAAAGCAAAATTAGTTGGGAGACGAAAGACTGGGCACGTGACCTTGACCGCATAGCCATCACCGAGCTGCACAACGCGCATCAGCGAGGACAAGCCGACGTCTATGCGACAAGGTACGGTGGGGGCGTGCGCGTGGCAAAACGCGTGATGCCTGATGCCTGCCCGCATTGCATGCGGCTGTACATCGGGCCCGATGGCCAGCCCCGCATTTTCCGCCTGTCAGACCTTGAAAAGAACGGCACCAACGTCAAAAAGAAGGTCGCGGATTGGCAACCCGTCGTGGGCGCGGTTCACCCGCATTGCCAGTGCCAGCTGGTGCGTATCCCGGAAGGGTGGGGCTTTGACGAAACCGGTGCGTTGGTCCCTGGCGGGGAGTTTGGCGTCGAGTATGGCTCCGAAGAGGATATGGAATTGGCGTTGAACGCTGAACGTGACTTGCTGAAATCCGCGCTGAACGGCCATGTGGAGTTCCAAGGTCTCCCCATCACCATTGAGAATATGCCGGGCACCATTCGCGAATGGGCTGATGACGAAGGCAACAAGGGCTCGACTCTGATGCTCTTCGCCTATGGCTACTTAGACGATACCGATTCGATGGACGGCGAAGAGCTGGACGTGTTTGTGGGCCCGGACCCCCGGGCCCAAAACGCCTACGTAGTGCATCAGCAGAACCCGAAGACCGGTATCTATGACGAAGAGAAAGTGATGCTGGGCTTTTCCCACGAACAGCATGCGCTCGCTGCGTATCGCTACCATTTCGACAAGCCCGACGATTACCTGTTGACGATGACACCGATGCGCATGGAGCAATTCAAACGTTGGGCGGCAAGCTCAGCCGACCAAGACTCGGTTTTGCGAAAAGGTAAACCCGCCACTCGGTTTGTCATTCCGTTGGAGAAGTCAGAGCTGCAGACGGTGAGCGGGCACGTAGCTACGGAGGCCGTGGCTTCACGAGCCGGCGACCGCGCGCCCGGGCCGCAGTTGGGTGTGAACTACGTGTTCCCGGTGCCAGTGCGGGATGAGCCCCCGGCGATCATGGAAGATCACGATCTGCATATTACGCCTCGAGAGATGTACGAAGGTTTCCATCACCGAAGCACTGCAGTGAAACGAGACAAGCGCGATTATGAGTACCGGGAGCCCCTAGGTATCGTGGCGAAACCTATCGAAATTCCCGACAATTATCGCGATTTTATCACGTTGGACCCTGAAGCCGCAGAAGAACGAAAAGAGCATTTGATTCGTGAGGGCCTGCGCAACATCCGGCGCCCGTTGAACAAGGTGGATGTGGAGTGAGCATGCAATCGATCGCATTTTTCATTCGTCCCGACTTGTTGGAAAAAGGTGCGTGGTCCGATCAAGAGCGCCCGGATCACAAGTACACGAAACGTGAACGCGGCCCCGACGGGAAGTGGCGTTACTGGTACCCCGATAAAGACGAACGCGAAGCGAATGCGACGGGCCGCAAGCACGAAGACCCGGACTATTTGCCTCCGCAGTATCGCGTGTCCGACGCTGAAGCGCTCAAGGTCATGACTGAAATTGGTGACCGCTTAGTTGAAGCGCAGGCGACGAATGCACGTGAGCGGGATAATACCGGCTTTTCGAATTACGACATGCGACAATGGGATCGCTTAACGCTGACAACGACACCCGAAGATACTGAAGCGATCGATCAGATGCGCCGGATGTTGTCGAAGTACAAGCGGCAGATCAAGGAAATGGTAGGCCTCGATGGTTACTACCAACTAGGCCTGCAGGACGCTGCGAGCTACCTCGAAGCGCATAAAGGGACGGTTACGATGCAGCCGTCCTGGAGTTCTCAGGGTTATCTGAAGCTGAAATTGCAAGGCTTCATGAAGGACCGTTCTAAATTCAACGACTACTTGGCTTTAAAAAAGCAATATGGCGTGAGGTCACGGCAAGAGCCCCCGGGCTCCGGGAACTGGGTCGATTACATTGAGGGGTCAAACTGGGAGAAGTTCGACTACTCGGGCTATCAAAACGGGCTACGTGCCCTTGGTATCGACTTAGACGACCCGCCGGATCGACCGGTAGTCGTGCAAGAAGCACAGCAAGAAGTGAAACAGCGTAGGGTACCTGAGACGGTCGACGATGTATGGACGGGGCTCGCTCGAGGCACACTTCATGACGCCGTTGGCGTGAAGTACGACGCGACGAAAGATGCGTTCGCGTTTCGATTTCCTCGGTCGGGTATCTCGACGATGATGAGCAACACGAAGGGCGACTTGGGCTCCATCACGAAATGGGACACAAGCACGAATCCCTGGACGGTTTACGTCTTCGACGTGAACACGGCTGACGTAGCCATCGAAAAAATCAAGAAGCTCTATCCTCATTTTTCCATCGTCACGGAAGGCGTCAATGAAGCTCGACAAGCTGAAGAGCGGCGCCAGGCCGAGTTGCGTGTTCCCATCCCGGAAGTGCAGGCCGCTATCGCGCCCAACATTACGTTGTTCCCGTACCAGAATGAGGGCGTGCGTTTTCTTCTGAAAAACGATGGCAACGCGATGCTGGGCGATGAGATGGGCCTAGGCAAAACGTTGCAGGCCCTTGCCTATGGTGCTGTTGCGAAAAAGCGCATGGTCATCGTCAACCCGAAGACCACTCGGCGAAACTGGGTGCGTGAATCCCAAAAGTTTTTTCCCGGTTACTACAAGCCGGTTGAATTGGACTCGGCGCGACTGCTGAAGATCAAAAAAGAGAATCCGCAAGCATCGGATGCTGAAATTGCAGAGAAGCTAGGGTTATCGAGCGCGAATCTAGCATCGATCAATTACGAGTCGTTGTCGAAGTTTCTGCCGTACATCGAAGCTGCCGGTTTTGATGCGATGGTTGTCGATGAGTCGCACAGGATGAAAGACCCATCGACGCAGGTTGCGAAGAACATCCGGGCGCTGGCCGACGTGGTGAAGCACCACATTTTGCTGTCGGGCACTGCGATTATGAACAAGCGCGAAGAGTTCTTCTCGCAATTTTCAATTGTGAAGCCCGGTTTGTTCCACTCGAAGAAAGAGCTGACTGCAAACGCTATCGGTGAACTCTGGGACAAGATGCGTCCCTTCTACTTGGCGCGCCAGAAGCGTTTCGTGCTGAAAGACTTGCCGTCGAAGCTCACGACAATCTTGTCCGATGAAATGCCGGAAGTGCCAACCCTGCCGCGCGATACGAAAAGCTATCTGCATAATATCTGGGCGTTCGCGTACGCAAACGTGCTTGAGGAAGCAGAAGCCAAAGGCCAAGACTTTGACGAGGTTGAAGATTACGCCCGCGAGAAAGCTGACGAAGCCGTTGGCAATGCACAAGCAGCGCTTGAAGAACTAGATGGCCGTGAACGTCGTGAGATGTTTACGAGTTCGATTGACGAATTTACTCGGCTGTCATTCGCATCAGCCATTGCGAAAACGAAGCACACCGCAGACTTCGTGAAGGGTATTTTGGATGACTCGGACCAGAACGTTATCATCTTTACCGAGTCGAAAGTTGCGGCGAAGAAGCTAGCAAAAGCGCTGGGTGACGTTGCAGTACTGCACCACGGTGAAATGAGCCAGGATGCTCGAGAAGCCGCCATTGCCCGGTTCGACAAAGGTCGCCGCAAGCCCGACGAGAAAGCCCGCGTGTTCGTGACGACGCGCCAGTCAGCTCGAGAGGGCATCAACCTCACTGCTGCAAACGTTGTCGTGTTCAACGACCTGCCGTGGACGGGCGCCGCTGTTGCGCAAGCCGAAGACCGCGCACACCGCGTAGGACAAGAGCGTGGCGTGAACGTCTATTGGATGACTGCGACTGACAATGAGCTGGACCAGCACAAGGCGGCAATCGTCCATGAAAAGTACATGCTGCATCGTAAGGCCAACGAAGGCCACCCGCTGACGCCGGCCGAGCGCAAGTGGATGGAGGAGAAGGTTACGACGGCCGAACTCCTGCAGCCAAAAGAGGATGTCGAGGAAGCAATCAACGGGCCTGGCACCAAAATTGTTAAGCAGACGAAGAAGGGCGGCAAGAAGGTCACGACCGAGATTACGGCCCCACAAGGACCTTCGGTCCATGCCGTCGAGGTACCCGTCGAGCCTTTAGACGAGAAGCCCAAGGAGACAGCATCCAAGCCGCCTAAGGTCAAAGCACCGAAGCTTGAAACGCCGAAAACGGAACAGCCCAAGGCCCAAGCGCCTGAAGCGCAGTTACCCCAGGTCACGCAAGAGCCGGTGCTTGTCGACGTAGTCAACGCACCCGGGGAGACGCGCACGCCGCAGGTGGTGGAAACCGTTGAGCACGTGATTCAGCAGCGTGCCGAAGACGTGCGGCAGCAAGCATTTT